AACAGCATTAAAACACACTTGGAAATACACATAAAAAAGGGCCATTTAAGGCCCTTTTGTTTGTTAAGTTTTTAGCTTAAATGCTATCACCAATAGCGAATGCGAGAGGGTATTCAATAATGCAGCCCCCAAAACGCGACTCACACGGAATCACATATTCCAAGCCGTTAACTTGTGGCGAATATTGACGGAATGCCATCGGGATTTCCAACTGCATGTTATCAATCGAGAACTCACCAGCAGCAATACGATCCAAGCCACCGCCGAATGCGTCAAGCTCAATCACTGGCTTAAATGTCACGCCGGGGTTATTCAGGGTGACAAATTGCAGGATAGTGGTATCCGAAGCGGTACTGTTCTGAGTGCTAGCAATCAGCGTGTATTGCTCCAAAGGCATCAGCACCATGTTAGCGCGGTGAATACCTTTTGACTGTGTAGTCACTTGGTTAATCACGCCATTGATGTCGCGAACGATCTTGTCTGCACTCTTTGCGGCCCACAGCTTGCTAGAACCAGTGCCATCAGCAGGCACGACAAATGCAGGAATGTTTGCATTGGTCATAAAGCCAGGCAAACCATTATCCACATCGCCAGACCAAGCCAGACGGTTAATCATCTCTTCATGAGCGCGTTGGGCGGCACGCATTTTCTTTTCAGACAATGGCATTCCAGCGAACTGAGCAGAGCGGATTTCTTGAACCGAAAATCCATATGCAATTCCAATGCCACGGATTGGGCTTGTGAATTCCTTACCGTTCACGTCAGCGCGGGGCAGATCATTGGCGTAATTAGCAATGATCTTAGCTGCGCCAACACTGTCGAATTGACGGTAAGTGATAGTCGTAGCGCCTTCAGGGGTAGAAGTGGAAACCGGGAAGATTTCCAACGCATTCAGCTTGGCACGCTTAACGTCATAAGACTGAGCCTTGATCGACTCAAGCTGGCGGGCAAAAAATACGCTTTCGTTAGCGTCAAATCGACCGCTGGACTCAATAGCCCGCAGGTCTTGCGCGTCGTAGTTCATTTTGTCAGACATGATTTAGTTCCTTATTTGATTTCAACGATAGCCAAGCCAGCGCCGGTAGTAGCAGTGACGAAGCGGGCAGAGAACTGAGTAAACGCCTCGATACCAGCAGCAACAGCGGCATCAGTCAGAGCACCAGTGGCAACGGTCAAGTTAGCAACTGCACCAGCAACCACGGCATCCGAAGTCGGAACCCAGAAGCGGCCTTGAGTCAGCACAGACACGGTTTCTTTAGCAGCGTATTGCACAGTTCCGCCGCCGTTTTGCTCACGCGCATGGTCATGCAAAGCGAAGCCAACAGACAGAGCGCCAGAAGTGGTTTTAAGCACTTGCTTTTCGCCATTGGTGCCCAGCTTGACAGGGTAAGCAATGGGGATAATTTCCTCAGCAGCGTAAGAACGCACGGCTTTTTCACCGATGCCGTCAAGCATACCGGCGAAGGCTACAGCGCCATATTGGGTTACAGTAGTTTGCGACATGATTAAGCGCCTTTCTTAGACAGAGATTGTTTGTATTCGACGTACTTCTGAGCAGCGGTTTTAGCCACACCAGCGCCATCGTTATTCATGGCTTGCTTCCGCTGCCCCTGCATAGCCGCATCAGCCTTCATGCTGACAGACATATCAAAAGCGGCATTGACATATTCGTCAGACTTACCAGTCAGGTCAGCATCAGAGCGCACGGCCTTAATGACGGCCTCCTTGACTTCACGGTCAGACTTTCCAGCGCAATCGACCTTAAAGCCTTCAGCGGCTTTATCCAGTTCAGCGCGGGCCTTGATCTCGGCGCGGGCAGATTCCAGTGCGTCGGTCTTGACCTTAGCCAACTCAGCGGCAAAGCCATCGACTCGGGCCTTCAGCGTGTCACGCTCACCGGCTAGCTTTTCGGCTTCGGCTTTTTGGGCCTCGGACTGGGTTTTGAAATTCAAGGCATCAGCGCGCAATGTTTCCAGTGCGTGCACTACCTCGGGCGAAGCATCGTATTCGATGTTATTGTCAAGTCGTACACGACTCATTACATTGGGCATTTCGGCCTCCATGAAAGCGACCGCATCAAAGCGGTCAAGATTAAGCCGCGCATTCCCTGCGCGACCCTTCGGCACAAGCGCCAAATGATTGATCTTCAAATTACGCTGAATAACATCATATTTTTCACCGTTGTATTCGCCCGGTGTTTCGTCAAGGTCAACCGTGTAGCCCAGCGACAACTCACGCACACCGCCTTTTTCAGCCTTAATAATGGCCTCGGCGTCTTGGATGATGATATCTACGCGGACGTTATCGCCGTCTTGCTTGCCAGCGCCTAGAATGGTTCCAATGGTTAGCTTTTTGAAGTTAGCCGCTGTCACCTTGCCATTCGGGTGAGCGTCGGTGATAGGTTTTCCAACCATGCTAGCGAGTGCGTCAGGGTGGAACACCTCTTCAGCCGGGCGGTACTCTTTTCGAGTCGTTCCGTCTGCATTTAGATAAGTCTGGATGCCGACACGACCGACAATAGGCGTATCCACCAAAAACCCTTCATCGGTCTTAGTGGCCTTTAATTGCGCAAAATCGTATCTTTGAACGGTCATATGCGTGTTTATATCATATGGCAAAACCTAATGCAAATAAATGCAATGTCAATCAGTGAAAACCCTAATAGACTTTGATTTTCTTTGTGGCATAGTTTGGCTATGAAACACACATTAACTCACGGAACAAAATCAGAAAGTACGCATGAAGGCATTACGCGTACATTCTCGTTACAAAGATACATTGATGAAAATTACGACGAAACTTTTTTAGTTCTGATCACAACAACCGGCCTATATGAAGAACCGCAAGTTACAAAACTTACGCTAACTGCTATGGGTTACGACTTATTTTGCATGTTTATGCGCCATGCGCCTCAAGAATTATTCAAGTACCCATCATGAAAAACATCATCCACTTCCAGAAGCCAAAAGAAATTGAACCTAAATGCTCATTTTGTAAGCGTTCAAAGTCTGAAGTTAGTAGCCTATTTCGAAGCGAGATTACAAGCGCATGTATTTGTGGCGACTGCGTAAAGCACTCAAAGACTCGAATTGAAGAAGAGCCAATCAATGACTGACCAACAAGAAACCCTAGCAGCACATACCGTTATCGGATGCGCTCACCAGTGCATAGCAGACTCAGACGGCGTACTGCCATACGACTATCACGCAAGCACCACGGCTGTGCTATGGAGGGCGTTGGAGATTCAGTTATCTGGTGTGGCTGTTGAGTCTCTTTTGTTGGCTCGGGATGGATCATGAAAAACAATAAAAAACGTATATTTGCAGCAATAATTTGCATTCCATTTACATTATTATTTACTGGACTATGGCGTTTTTTAGAGTGGTTTCACTTTAACGTTTCCGGTATGTCTTTAAATTGGTGTAGGTCATTTGATAGAAAATTGGATAAATTTTTTACTAAATTTGATTAAAACTCAGGAAGAACTAAAGCAGCCCGGCACCTGCACCTAATCGGCGTCCCAGGATGCCCAACGCTGGGAGGCTTATCCCAGCTAAACAGCTTGCCATTCAAATCAACATGCTCAGGACGAACCCGGCTATCTCCAACGGTAGCCCATTCGTATTGCTTTACACCAATTGACTCAGCCCTGATCTGGGTTAAGCGTGCGTTTGCCCCAAGTATCTGGTCTTGCGCAATAAGCGTTGCCCGGTACTTGGTGGTATTAAACTGCTTTTGTATCTGGTCAGAAACCTGTTTAACAGAGCTACCGTTAAGCACACCCTGCTGGATAATTGTCTCAAGCTGGCCGTGATACTGAGTGCCAATCGACGTAACCAATCCCACGTTTTGCTTAACCCATGCGCGTTGCATATCAGAAAGCCACTTTTCTTCGCCATACACGTTCACGCCTAGCAGTGATTTACCGCGCATATTAGCTTCTGGCAACGTCACCCCCGTAGACGCCTTAACCGCCATAATCAACGCCCTATCATTGGTCTTAGCCAACAGCGCAAAGATACCAGGTAAACGCAAGTCAACCACTCTGCCGTCCGACAGTATGGCATCCAGCAAAAGCGCCATGACTACAGCTAAATCCTCCGCGTACCCGTCCCGCGTTAGCTCTGACTTTGCTTGGCTAAGTATGCTAGGCAGCTTAGGAATGACGATGCGCCGGGTACTCGCTACGATCTGGCGGACGTACCAATTCAACAGGCGGACATACTCCCGCTCCATCTGATCGGGCGGTTTAAGCGTGGCAGTTTTCAAACCGCATCCCCGTCATCCTCTTCCTGCATGATCTGGATGCTGGCATCCATAAAATACTTGCCCTCATCAATCAGCGTCTGGCGCAGCTCCGAAGGATCAAGCGCCCCAGCAGTCACGTACACGGCGGCAGTGTCAGCTTTGATCTTTTCCTTTTCGGCTTCTAACTTCTCTGTCTCGGCCTCTGTCTTTTCGTCAGGAATGTCCAAGCCTTCAAACTCGATCAGGTAATTCTGATCTGGCAAACCTTTGGCAATGGAAAGCAAAGTAACCAAGCGGTCAATCGGCTGCAATAGCTGGGTACGCTGCTTCTGCTCGATGCTTGAATACCAGTTTTGCAAGTCACCCGACTGAGAGTTATTCAACCCTTTAGCCTGCTCACCCATTAGCAGAGTCTTAGGCATCCCTGTCACAGCGCTCAGAGCCTGGGCGAAGCGGTCAAGGATGTCTGGCACACCTGAGAAGCTATTAGACGTGACGGTGTAATCGTCTAGCGCGTCAATGGCGATCGAGTTGATAGCGTTTCGGCTCATGTCTAGCATGTTTAAACGATTAATAACCGCCTGTTGACCACCTGGAGCCATAAGCTGCTGAGACAGGCCGGAGAACTTAGCCACGCCCTGCTGAGACTTCTCCAACAGCTTCTCAGCCCATTGGTGAGACACGCCAAGCCGTTGCAACTGATACCAGCACTTCGCCAGTGCAGACACTCCCCAACCGTCCTGCAAGTCGCGCATGGATTCAGGGACGAACTCACCTTGGAATATCAAACACCGTGACTCATGCACCAGATAAGGCGTTGCATTGGACGGGCTCACTAGATAAGTCTTAGTATCACCATAACGCATGTCCGCAGGGTCAGTGTATTTTTCCATACGGCTGACGTGGTAACGATCGTACACGCGCAAAAACTCAATATCCTGCACAGCGCGATCATTCAATGGCTCTGCCAAGTCTCCGCCGTCTTTGATTCCCATGACGATCATGGCACCACCGAAGATAGCTTCTAGCTTAAGCGCGTCTGTCAGTCGCTCATTCGCGTGCAACTCTTCCAATCTAACCATGACAGGCGCGTAGGCTGATTCCTCTTCTGATTCGTCCTTACCTTCAACCTCGATGCTAAACCCTGCCCGCGTCATGTCCGTGGAGGTAACGTCCACAATGCGCCGTGCGAAGCCGTCACCAATGTATAAGTCCGTTAGCTCCAGCTCTGAGAAGTAACGCACTGGAGACGCTTTGTTATAGCTACTGGAGTCACGGCTGGAGCCGAGAGCGCTAATCACATTCATGAACGGCCCGTCATCACGCTGCGCTGCGTCTTTGCGGGGTCGTCCTACGGGGTTGCCAGTTGGTTTAGTCATGGATGAATTTTAAGGGTTTTCCCTATTTTTGCCAAATAAATGCGGAAACCCGGAAAAGTGTGATTGTTTGCGCTACAATTCATACATCAGCAACCAACTAGGATTAACGAAATGACAAACGTAACTTACACAATCAAGTTCAACCCTGAAACAGGAAGTGATAAGCCTTATGAGGTTTGGGTTAATTCAGATGCAACCGGCCACAAAGTATGCTCTAGCAGCAAGACATTAGAAGGCGCTGAAAAATCACGCAAAGGATACGCTAAACCACGGATGAAAATTTTTAACGTAATCACACCAGAATACTCAGCTTAATCAACCGCCCCACGGGGCATTTAAAGGAAAACCATGAAAACACCACACAAACACGCAGAACTCATTAAGGCTTGGGCTGACGGGGAAGAGATTCAATGGCGGTCAGATTACTCCACTGATTGGGAAACAACATCTAGCCCAAGCTGGGCTAGGCACATTGAATACCGCATCAAACCCGAGCCTAAGCCTGATGTTGTTCGTTATGCAACAACTTGGTTTAGCGCTGTAGAAGATGATCATCTACTTAGTCAAATGCTGACTTCAACTAGAACGTCATCAGACAACATAAAACTAACATTCGACGGAGAAACCAACAAACTCATCAAAGCAGAGGTAATCTAAATGCACATCAAATTCAAAAAAAATGGCCTGACTAAAGAAGTCAAAGTAGGCTTTAGCTGGACAATATTCTGCTTCGGCGTCCTGGCCTTGCTTATCCGCAAGCAATACGGACTCGCAGCCGTGAGTCTGTTTAGCTTCGGACTGGCTAACTTTTATTTTATCTTTGCAGCCAATCGGATGCTAGCCCGTCAGCTAATTGAAGACGGATGGACTAGCACAGAGACAATGCCATCTAAGTGGGGGGTTGTGCAGAATTAATAAAATTCATTCGTTTAAATGTGTGCTACACTTGAGCCATCAAACAAACGAAGGAAATTAAAATGACACGCAACGAATCAATCCTCGCAATCGCAGAACAAATCAACATTGCAGCCGCTGAAGCATTCGAAAAAGGCGACAAAACAGCAGCACGTGCATTGCTTGCTTTGCTGGATAACGAAGCGATGGAACTTGATGTGACGCCATCTAAAAAGAACAAAATCAACTTTGCAAATGTCGTTGATCGCAACTTTGATGCTTACGAAAAAATCATGGTGCGCGACGAACTTGCGACAATGGATTTTTAATCAAAGCCCTTCGGGGCTTTTTTTACGACCAGACTGACCAGCTAACAGCACCATTCTCAAGGTAAGCCATGATCAGAGCGTCAGCCAAGTTAGGCGATGAAACACCACGCTTTTTCATGTCTGACTTGGATTCAACCTTGACCTTACCATTCATGTAGTCGCGCTGTGGCTGAGATAGCTCAGCGCATAGCTTGTCTAAGCCTTTTAGACTACCTGACAGGCTTATGAGTTTATCGGCGTCGTGTGGCTTTCCATTCACTGCGTTATACGTGTTTCTGAACCTATCGGCAACTAACCACCACGCCTGAGCCTTTGCGTTATAGAACATGTCCTTATTTGTCTTTCCTGGCATGTAATCAAGATCAGGATTAACAACGGCACCACCAGCGTTAAAACCTTCGGTTTGCACGCGGGTAAATCCTCGGTGTAATTGGTCAAGCTCGGACTGCTGTAATAGCCTGAATTGACCCTTAGCACCAGCCCCAACGCCGATATCATCGTATCGTAGGTATTCGACACTCATATCCAAGCACCTAGCGTGCGCGTGAGCTGCTGCGCTTACCGGGTCTTTATCGCGCCATTCTTCGGCGTGAGTGGCTACGATGCCTTGCCTGAAAATCAAGGCGTTTTCGTCTGGCCCTTCATCGGCCACATCAAACCCGCCTTCTTTTCGCCCGCTTGGATCGATTCCAAGTTTGATATGAGCATCAACCGCTGCGCTAATCCAAGCGGGCTGTATTACTGACAAATCAGAGTTAGCGACAGGCTCACCACCGTAGATATGCCGGTATGCCTCAAAATCAGTCTCACGCATCAACTCCATGTCATCCTGAAGTTCCTTCGGGAATCTCGGATTTTCGGTGTAGTTGATTTTCTTTACGATGCAATAACGCTTACCGTCTTTATAGTCTGGGTATTGTCGATTCAATACAAATCGTTTGTGAGTTTCGTCAAGGATAGACTTAGGGTTGTAGCTTACCCATAGCTCAGACCCATCCTTACGCATTGTAGGTATAACCGCGTCCCATGACTCCTTAGAAACCGCGTCAGCCTCCTCGAACCAGGCGCAGTCAAAATCAGAAAAGCCTTTTAGCTTCTGACTGTCAAGGCGTTTTTGGTTTGACCTGATACCGCTGAACCGAATAACGCCACCAGACGCAGGGCATTCAATGTGAGTCTTTAGAATTCTGAAAAAGTGACCAAGGCCGCGCCGTTCAATGTCAGCCACAAACTCTTGATAAACAGAGTCAGCAATCGACTCCATCAATTCTCGAAAGGCCACCACGCGCCACCCGTGGCAAAGCACGTTGTTAGTCAGTAGGCTTACGAATGTGCGAGTCTTGGCGCTACCACGGCCACCATAGGCAACTTTAAACCGTGCGTCTTGCAAGTATTCACGGTAGGCCGGGAAAATGTCAGTAGGTAGATCTGGAGCCGTCATTACCCGACGATGTTATAAACCGGGCGCGGGATGAGTGGCGTACCATTAGCCCCCGTTACCTCCTGCCTCTCAATGTAATGCCCCATGACCTTACCGCGTAGCTGCTCGGCGTTTATAGCAGCTTTAATGTCATCAAGCTCCAGCGCTATACACTTGAGCCTTTTAAGCTCCTCAAGGTGCGCCTCACGCGTCAGAACGGCATTATCAGCACCACGCTCTCTCAATTCAGTCACCCTTGCCCGAACATTTACTTCTGCCATTATGTGAGATGCCTTCACATTAACGCTAGAAGGCTTAGTATCCGGCCTAACCGTATAAGCCTTCCGATAAGCATCAGACTGAGTTAACCCAGACGCTACCGCTTGGGCGAATGCTTCTTGTTTTGGGGTTAACTCTTTTGCCATGATTTTATTTTACCACTCGGTAGGCGATTATGTGATCATTTGAGTCACATTCTTTATCCCACAACCATCCATCCCATGATTCTGGATAAGCATCTCTTTTAATAACTCCATCTTTATATTCAATTTCAACCATCAAACTGTTATCACTATCAAATGGGCATAAATTTAAACCATCCCATTTAATCCACCCGTCATTATTAACCGCTGAGTTAATATTCTCACCAGTCTTAATACTATTCAACCGCGCTTCACCATATAAAGCCGAATAGGCGATTAAATCCTCAACAGAATCAGTATGTGGCTCAGTGCGTTGATTATCTCGCACCATCTTCAATAGCGACATTAACAACCAACCATGAGACTCAGTAATATTCTGCCCCGTAACGGCGTTATAAGCCGTCACAGTAGCAGCCATACTGCGCTCACCCTCAGGCTTATCATAAGTCGCTGCACGGGCCTGCATATGGCTTGCAGCTTTATTAAGTAATTGGTTAGCTGTGGTTTTCATTTGTTGACTTTCTATTGTTGATAAATGGTGCCGGGGTCCAGTCATAGACGCCACCCCGGCATGGCGCTCAACTCGGTAGGAAGGGAAAAAGTGATAAACCCGTGACCGATTGACTGGTTAAGTGGATTTTACATCAATTTTTTACCATGAAATGCATTTTGCAACAACTTCATTAAACCCATCTACTCTTTCAAATTCATCAAGAATGTATTTTGCTTGAAGTGTTGGAAATCGCTCCATTGTAAAAATTGCGCTAGCCAATAGGTGAATGACCTGTTGCTCTTTGGTCAACGTTTTGTAATGCGAGAAGCAATCGCCAAAGCTAGCGCGGTACTTTTTATCGCATGGCTGAATTGGAGGATGTTGCACGACCTTTGCGCCGTCGTTTTCCGACATCAGCAGCATTGTGTTTTGAAGTTTCATTTCAGTCCTTTAAAAGTTGGTTGTTTATTGTAGCTCAAAAAAAAGCAATGTAAAAAACAAATTTCACACCCCATAAGTCATCTGTGGAAAACTCGGTACGAATGACAACAGTGACAACCCCTAAAGGGTGTTGTCCCTGTTGTCCTTCAAGCGTACAGCAGGGACAAACTAAAATTGTCCCTATTGTCCCTACTGTCCCGCAAATCAAAAATAACCAATAAAATCAACAACTTGCATAATGTGCTTAAAAAATAGGCATTGTCCCTAAACTTACAAAAAACTTACAATTCAAAATAATATGATAATTATTTCATAATGTGATAATTTTGCGGGACAAAGGGCCTGTCCCGCTGGCCTGTGGATAACTACCATATTTTTTGTGTTGATAACTTGTTGATAACTTTTATTGTGTCGTTAAAAAAGGCCCGTAGGCCTTGATGTTATTTTTTTGATCTACCGGTCATTAGCGCCCTTATTCCAAAGAATTTACCCTCATCTTGAACTACGTAGCCGCCTCCCTTTGGTTTGATGTATCCGTCAAGTGCAGCCGGGTAACGGTCGGCTTTTGATATGTACTGACGGCATGTTGACTCTTTAAGATGTCGGTTTCCTTCCACTTCGCAATGCATCCAATTATCAGAAGTGACGTATAGCATCTTGTCTGAGTCAATGTAGCCATACTTGATTAAAGCCGCCTCAAAGCTCTGGCGTGCCTTTGAAACCTTGTCAGGTTCTGCATTGGCAATCTCATGCTCTTTTTCTTGATCCTGAACCACTACGCACGATGTCGCTGGTTTACCCCACTTGGTGACACCAATTTCAACAACCTGCAGCTTAAAACAAATATTCTCACCTTTTCCACCTAACTCGCGCTGCTTAGTAATATTGGCAATGCGAGTATTGTTTTCATCTTTTAACTCAATCTCAGTATCAATATGCGCCCTAATACCTGACCAACCACGTGCGCCCTTTGCAGCGTCTTTGCCATTATGGTGAATAATACAAACGTGAGCGCCAGACTTTCTAGATAGATAATCAAACTGCTCCATAATTGGCCCCATATCATCACCACTATTTTCATTAGCTCCAGAACTAATACGAGCCAAAGTATCTCCGACAATTAACCGCGCTTTTTGTCCTAATGCTTTTTCAACCTCTTCAACCATTAATACAATATCTTTTGCATCCTTACTATCACGGTGAAAATTAACTGGTGTTTGAACAATGGCAAAGTTAGGCACCTTGCAATTATGGTATTTTTGGTAAGTTTGTATTCGAGTGCGAATTGAAGAAGGGGCTTCAGTGGCTAGATAAATTACTAATCCTGGCTCAGTCTTACGGCCCATCCACTCAGAACCACGGGCGATAGCAGCCGCCATATCAAGCACAAAAAATGTCTTACCTGAGTTTGAATCACCGTACACGACAGACGATGCCCCTACAGTTAAAAGACCCTCCACTAGCTCATCAGGCGGTGTAAATTCATCCCCAAGATTATCTGCAAAGACAACATCAAGACGCTCTGTCGCTGCCGTCATGCTTTCCACCGGCTCCAACAACCCCGCTAAATCACCCCCAGCCTGCGCAAAGTCATTCGCGTCACCTTGGCTATCAGTCATGATGACGGTAGACCCTGTAAGCAATGCAGCCTTATCAGCTTCACGCTTGCCAACCCCTGATTCGTCATGGTCAGCCACGATAACAAGCTCACGCAATGGCCCTACACGCTCACGCAAAGCCTTAATCACTGGCGACATATTGCTGGCCGAATAAGTAACAATCACAGGCTTTCCAGTGGCTTCAAAAATTGATGTGGCGGTAGCTATCCCCTCGGCCAAGTAAATACGATCTCCACACAACATGTAATCAGGGCCAATAGACCACGACGCACTACCGGCCTGGCCTCCCTTCATGTTCATTTTTACGCCATCGTTATCAATGAATTGAAGGCTACTAATATCACCATTGATATACATCGGTGCCATCAAACGCCCATCCGGTGCAATGCGCCATCCTGGGTTAGTGATGCCCTTGCGCTTAATGTATGGATGATCGTCGCTGGCCAACTGCGCAGACTCCCACAACTTAGCCGCTTGAAACGCTGCGTATTCGCGAGACTCGGCCAGTTCTTTGTCCCGCTTGGACTTAACCTCGGCCATGCGTTTATGGTGCATGGCCGATTCTTGAAACGTCAGTTCACGGCCAATATCAGCCCTGAAATGGCATTCATGACCTGTTTTCCAATCCCCAAATGCCCCCGCTGGGATGTCCCCGTCATGGATGACATACCACCCTGATAAATCCTTTTTCTTACCAGTAGTGGAAAACCGCCTAAGCGTACCGTCCAGCACCAGATCATCAGGCGGCTGTATACCAGCGTCTGACATAGCTACGCGCAGTTGATGTTCAGGCGGTAGGATTGGTAGATCGACGGGGGGCCGGAAGCCCGTGGGAAATATGTTTTTTAAGCTGCTCATTTATCCATATCCTCAATGAAACACAATGCAATGCTCACGCCTTTTTCAATTGCATTCATGCCATCATTTATTGGTAAATAAGCGCCACCACGGCGCAACATCACACTGATCTCATCAATGGTGTTTTTGCGTGAGTCATTCCATGCGGCACTGGCCATGGCTTCATTCATCATCCCGTGTTGTGAGTAGGCTTCACGCCATTCGTTAAAAGTCATCCTAGTCCTTTAAAGTGTTGAAAGTTAGTCGCGCGAACGCCGATTCTATGCGCGAAAACAGCGAGAAAAAAAGTTTAAAAAAGTTTGTGAAGCCTGTTTTGTTGTGGCACAATAGAGGCATCAACAACGAAACGGAGTAAACGAAATGACACAAGCAACATACACAATCAGCACACGTACCATCAAAAATGGCATGATTGGTACAGCAAAAAGCATAAAAGAAGTTCAAGTTATTTTGTTTAATGGAGAATGGTTTGCAGATGTGCCAAAAGGAACAGATGCGCAATTTGCAGTTGACCACTTGAATTCTCAAGAATCAAATTAAAAACACCGCCCGCATCAACAGCGGGCAAAAAAGGAAAACAATGAACTGCTGCGACGATTATGGTAAATGCACTCAGGGCCACGGATGCCCTGTGCGTGAGACTATTATTAAGACTACCTTGGTGCCCGGTGTAGCCTGGCCACCCTATCGTGAAGGCGTATTTTGGGGGCGCTTGCTAAAAGAAAAAAAAGCGCAAGTGACTGAAAAAACAGCGTCAGGACGTAGAAAACAAGAACGCTATCAGGAACTTTCTTACGAACGCATGGCAAAATGGATGAGTGGTAAATACGCCATGACAATTTCAACAATCGCAAAGGAACGCAATGAAAAAGAAAAAACATCAGCTTGGCTATTGAAGGACGCTTATAAGGCTGGACTGGTTTACCGTGAAGTCGTGACCGGTATCCCTAGCCCGTATTTTTTGTATTGGGGGGTTTTATGAGTTTGCCATTCGATTACTCCAGATGCGCCGCGCACAAGCCCTACGGCATCCCCGCAGTGCCCTGCCGAGACTGCCAGCGGTACACGGAGACAGATACCGATTATTTTCCTAACTGGTTTATGTACACACCGCAATTTATCAACGGCGTTTGCGCTTATCGCATTGCGCATGAAGGAGAGAAGACATGACCCTCACTGAAACCGTTTTATTTTTACTAATCTCGGCAAACACTTGCGCAAGTATCTACTTGTGCTTTGAAAGAGACTATCTGTTTAAAAAAATCAAGGAGCTTGAGGCCAAGAAACGCGAACCGCTCAGTGATGCCAGCGCCATTGCAATTGTGGGAAACCACTCGCTTTGCGTTGGTGACTGGTCAAAAAATGGCCTGAGTGTTATTCGTGCAACTGAACAAGCCCACGACATAGGAGAAAAGCCATGACCCGCGCACTTGTAACTCAGATGCTTGAGGCTCTGAATAAATGCAGAGATTGGCCCGGCGCGCATGACGAATGCGCGGCTGCAATCAAAGCAGCCCGCGAGTATCTGGCGACGGAGCCAAGCGGTGAGCGGGCGGAGTTGATTGAGAAGCTGCGCACTTTGCGCATGTACGCACAGAGCCCGCATGGGATCAAGAAGTTATTAACCAGAGCCGCAGACATGTTGGAAGCTGACGCAAGCCTGCGAACGCAACTTGCCCGTCGAACTTTTGAGAGAGACATGGTAATAGGTATGGCTGTTGGGACTGACGCACAGCAAGCCAAGCGGGTGCCGATGACTGAGCCTGAAGACCTATACGCACTGGCACTCAAAGCCGACAACTTGGGGCAGCCATGATAAACACAACGGATTACTTTGGAGAACGACATGGGTGTACGCAGAGGACAAGGATACGGCTCTGTAAAGCCAAAGCGGGCTAAGTGCCCACAGTGCGAGAAGCAAGGCGTTAAAAGCTGGCGCGCACTTGGCGGCACAGGGATGCTTATCCGTGAGTGCCAATACTGCTTTTGGAATGAGACACTGACGCCGGAAGAGTACGAGCTCCGCATTAAGACAAGGAATGCGTCATGAAATTATTTGGGAATTACTGGGAAGTGGTTCACGCTAAAACGGGACAGATTGTTAATAGCGGATTCGAGAAAGGTGACGACTTGTCTTCGGGGGAGATGCCGGATAAAAACGTCAAGGGGTTTATCTACAGAGTAATACTTTTATATGCGCAAAAAGATTGGGACGCGCAGCAAGCCATGCATTTACCGATGACAGATGATCAGATCCAAGAAATCTATATCCGTACGTACAACATAGGTCACCACGGGAGAGATTTTGAAAACGCCTTTGCCCGCGCCATAGAAGCCCATCATGGCATCCATGCGCCCAAGTAGCCCATGCATCGCCGTGTGCAGCACCGCGCAGGGTGATGACCTATGCAAAGGCTGCGGGCGTACTTTTCCAGAGGTGTGTCTGTGGCTTGAAATGACCGACGACCAGCGCGAAGCCGTGTGGCAGCGCATTGAGTCCGAGCGCACAGCGTGGCGATACACAAAATATAAAGAAAGGGCAAAATAATTTAAAAACATCAATTTATTGCGCTACACTATCAACACACCGAAGCCGGAATAGGCCGAAATCGGTTATCAACGTAAAAGGAATTTTCATCAATGGCTATCAATCTTGGTTCAATCAAGAAGGGTAAGAACCTTCG